GACCGTTTATTACCAAGTTGAGAACGGTCATGACCGCGATGGACTCGGAAATGATGAGAATTATTTCTGGAAAACTGCCAAAGAGCGCAAAAACGAAGAAAATTTACCGGAATTTTAGAAAAATGAACGATTTTTTAGACAATTTGGGCAATGATCAGCACCAAAAGATGCTTCGTGAGATCTCAAACGACAAGTTGACCCCTAAAAAGAGCGATAAGATCAAAGAAAGTGAAATCTTCGACCCTGAGAGCGATCCAGAACCGCTTTTTGGGTGATAAATAACTCTTAATCATAGTATTTTTGTATAATCGATGCCTTTAGAGAGGGTAAGTCAAGGATTTAAGGATATTAGTGCTTCATTTCAGACTAATCCTCTGAATGATGACCTTATTGCGATTAAAAATGAAACTGCAATAGCACGTTCTATCCGAAATATTGTCTTTACCCTCCCTGGTGAGAAGTTTTTTGATGAAGATTTTGGTTCTGACATCTCAAGATCACTTTTTGAGAACATTGATGATCTTTCTGCTAATACTATAAAAGATCAGATTCGTCAATCTATTACAAACTTTGAACCAAGAGTAAATTTGCGCTCTGTGATAACAGAACCAAACTTTGACGATAATGCTTTCAATGTGACGATTGTGTATGACATCGTTGGTATTGATGTGCCAACACAAGAACTACAATTTGTTTTGCAGCCAACTAGGTAACAATGCCATTAGCAAACTTTTCCAATCTTGACTTTAATCAAGTCAAGGATACTCTAAAAAACTATCTAAAGTCTAATTCCAACTTTACGGACTATGACTTTGAAGGATCTAACCTTTCTACGATCCTTGATGTGTTGGCTTACAATACTTACATCACCTCATACAACGCAAATATGGTTGCGAATGAGGTTTTTATTGATAGTGCAACATTAAGAGAAAATGTTGTTGCTTTGGCAAGAAATATTGGATATGTTCCGAGATCAAGAAAGGCAGCGCGTGCCACAGTAAGTTTTTTCGTTGATACAAGTAATATAACACCTAATCCTGTTTCGATTACACTCAAAAAAGGTCCTGTAGCAGCGACTTCTGGGTCATTTGGTAATCAATCTTTCGTTTTTTCGATTTTAGACGATATTACAGTTCCCGTATTTGATGGAATCGCATCTTTTGATGATATTCCGATTTTTGAAGGATCTTTATTGTCCACTAACTTTACTTTTAGTTCTAGAAATCCATTCCAAAAGTTTATTATTCCAAATTCTGGAGTAGACACTGGTTTACTCTCCGTCACAGTAAAAGCAAACGAAGAATCAACACAATCTGTAAAATATACCTTACAAGAAAATCTGTTTTCTGTCAAATCAGATTCAAAAGTATATTATCTTCAAGAAATCGAAGATGAACGATATGAACTACTTTTTGGAGACAATATTTTTGGTCAAGCACTTGAAGAAGGTAACTTTATCACTGTAAACTACATTACATCTGATGGTGATAGTGGAAATGGTGTAAGTTCTTTTCAATTTGCTGGCAGACTGACCTATACAAGGAACTCTACTGAATATAACGTCACTTCGGGTATATCCCTAGTCACGACTGGTTTACAGTCCTCTGGAGGCGAATCTATTGAGTCTGTAGCGTCAATTAAGAAGTATGCTCCACGCATCTATGCTTCTCAAAATAGAGCATTGACCGCTGATGACTACGAAACACTCATTCCATCAAGAATCTATCCAGAAACTGAGTCGATCTCTGTTTTTGGTGGAGAAGAACTGATTCCGCCACAGTATGGAAAGGTATTCATTAGTATCAAACCTAGATTTGGTGATTTCTTACCAAACCTAGTTAAAGAGAATATCAGAAACAGGCTTAAAAAGTTTTCTGTTGCAGGTATTGTTCCAGAGATTCTTGATCTTAAGTATCTCTATCTTGAGGTAACTTCAAAACTGTACTACAACAGTAATCTTGCTCCAAGTTCTGAGTTTGTTTCATCATTGGTACAAAGTAATGCGAATAAGTACTCGGAATCAACAGAGTTAAATAAGTATGGTGCGAGATTTAAATATAGTAAGTTTTTAAAAATTCTTGACGATAGTCACGAATCTGTCACATCAAACATTACGACCGTTGAAATGAGAAGAGACCTTAGAGTCGTTCTCGATACATTCACTGAATATCAGATTGGTTTTGGAAATGAGTTCCATATTAAAAATATGGGCGGTTACAATATTAAGTCTACAGCGTTTAAAGTAGCAGGTATAAATCAGAATGTTTATATTTCTGATATTCCTAATACTAACAGAATTGATGGGACGCTTTTCTTATTCAACGTACCATCGGTTAACTCAACCAATCCAACAATAATAAGAAGAAATGTTGGTAGTATCAACTACAAAAAAGGGATTATCACTTTAAACCCAATCAACATTCAGGCAGGTAAAATCAAAGATGGTCAACCCATTATTGAACTCTCTGCGGTGCCTCACTCAAATGATGTTGTTGGATTACAGGATCTTTATTTGCAACTAGATATTACTAATAGTAATTTTGACATGGTGATTGATAATATCGCTTCAGGACTTGATCCCTCAGCGTCTAACTATATTACGTCTTCATCTTATGCAAATGGTGCCCTTGTTCGTGCAACAGGCGATATTGGAACAACTACTGGACAAAGAGTTGTAAACGTTTCAAACATTTCTACTACACCTACTACTAGGAATGTTTCGGCAACACCAACCACAACTTCCACTTCCACTTCCACTACATCATCAACAACCTCGTCTAGCACCACGTCTACAACTCCCTCAACATCTACCGGCACTTCATCTGGTTCCTCAGGTGGCGGTGGCGGCGGTTCATATTCCTACTAAGAAGTAAAATCATAAAATGGCAGAACAAAGAGTACTCTTTAGCAACGTAGTTCAGAACCAAGTTCCTGCGTATGTAAGGGAAGATTTTCCGCTTCTAGTAGACTTTTTAAAGCAGTATTATATTGGACAAGAATATCAGGGTGGTCCTGTAGATCTTATTCAAAATATTGACAAATATATCAAATTAAATGAAAACACAAATCTCGTAGACTCAGTAATCTTAGGGTCTGATGTAGATTTTAATGATATAACGATCAGTGTTGACCTTACAAAATCACCCACAGGCACTATAGGGTTTCCTGACAAATATGGCATTTTAAAAATAGGTGATGAGATCATTACCTACACTGGAAAAACCAGTTCCTCATTTACTGGTTGTAAAAGGGGATTTAGTGGTATTACATCTTATAAAACAGAAAATAATCCAGAACAACTAGTTTTTTCATCCACTTTAAATGAAAAGCACGAATCTGGGTCTACTATTGAAAATCTTTCTATCCTTTTCTTAAAGGAATTTCTGACTAAACTTAAAAAACAACTCACCCCAGGATTAACAAGTAGAGAGTTAGTAACTGGGTTAAATCAAAATACATTTATTAAACAATCTAAAGATTTTTATACTAGTAAAGGCACCGATCGATCTTTTGAGATTTTATTTAAGGCACTTTATAATGAAGACGTAAGAATCGTAAAACCAAGAGATTTTCTCTTTACTCCTTCAAATGCGGACTATCGAGTAACTAATGATCTGGTCGTTGAGCCTGTCCTAGGAGACCCTACAAACCTCCTTGATTCAGTTCTGAATCAGAATACCTATAAGGATCTATTTACAAGAGCATACGCTCCTATAACCGCTGTAGAGAAGGTAAATGTAGGGACAGGAAACACTTTTTATAAGTTAAGTATTGACTCTGGATATGCAAGAGACATTGGTGTTGATGGTGCTTTGTATGGATCATTTTCTGTTCACCCAAAAACTCAAGTAATCGGTCAAGTAGCATCAGGATCCACTGTATTTGATGTAGACTCTACCGTTGGTTTCCCTACAGGTGGAGAACTGTATGTAAGATATACTGATAATACCACAGGTGTGGTGTCTTTCACTTCAAAATCACTAAATCAGTTTTTTGGTTG